TCGCAAAAGATGCGATTACATACGTTCACTCAGGTCTTGTAGATAGAAATAAGAAGATCACACTGTCATATCTACACAAAGCAATCAAGGGTCTCAATCAACTGCGTATGATCGAAGATTCTTTGGTGATCTACAGACTATCAAGAGCACCAGAACGTAGAATATTCTACATTGACGTTGGTAATCTACCTAAGGTAAAGGCAGAACAATACCTACGTGACGTGATGAGTCGTTATAGAAACAAACTCGTCTATGATGCAAATACAGGAGAGATAAAAGATGACAAAAAATTCATGTCAATGCTCGAAGACTTCTGGTTACCCAGAAGAGAGGGCGGTAGAGGAACTGAGATCTCTACGTTACCAGGTGGACAAAATCTTGGAGAACTTACGGACATTGAGTACTTCCAGAAGAAGTTATACCGTGCGTTGAACGTACCTGAGTCACGTATTGGTGCTGATAGTGGGTTCAATCTAGGTAGATCATCGGAAATTCTACGTGATGAACTTATGTTTAGTAAGTTTGTAGGTAGATTGAGAAAGAGATTCAGTGGTTTGTTCGTTGACCTACTTAGAACTCAGATGATATTGAAAAATATCAGCACACCTGAGGACTTTGACAAGATGGCAGAGCATATTCAATTTGATTATAAGTATGACAACCATTTTGCAGAACTCAAAGACCATGAACTGATGACTGAGCGTCTCAATATCATGGTTGCTATCGAACCTTACATCGGAACATACTATTCAAGAGATTATGTCAAGCGTAAGATCTTACGTCAGACAGATGAAGAGATAGAAGAGATGGCACAGGAGATGGAAGAGGAGAATGAAGCAGGTATTGGTGTACCTCTCGATACACAGAATCAAATGATGCAGGGGTCAATAGATGCAGAGGTAGAAAGGCAAGGTCAACTAGGAAAGAATGGGAAAGAACCGACTTTAGATAATAAAAAGAATGGTGGACGCACAGAAGCACCTGATATAGATATAAAGAAAGCAAAAATTTAAGTGTCAATTTGTTATTGGGGCGGTAAGCATGGTGGTAAAAAACACCTACAATACCTGATGAAATTTAATGGTAAAAAGTTTTGTGTTTTATCTGAAAATAATATATTGGTTGAGGAAAATGTTATTCACTGGTATGGTTATCTGAATAAGAAGGATAGTAAGAAAAGAATCAATCCCCAATGGGACAATGATAGTCATCAAACGGTCTTGTATCGTGATGGTGATGAGTTATTATCAGTCTCTAGGCATAGAAGAAAATGGGAAAGAGTAAATGTATTTCCTCCAGCAAGATGTGATATTGGTTATGATCATGAAGAGGGACTCAAAATAACAGATGCAAGTTATCCTCCTCACTCTCTTATACATCATTCAATTCACCGTGGTGTAACGTCGAAAATAAAAATTGGCGAATTTAAAGTCAATAAGAATATGTCTAAAGAATATGCAAAACGATATAAAAATGATCCTAAACTGAAAAATACATGGGTACATTTTGAAGCAGTGAGAAAAAGCGAAAGTAATTATCTAATGACTGTGGATGATGTTCCTGATTGCCATCTATTGATTCCTTATGATTACTTGCGTGTAGCACGAGAAGATCCTACATCATTTTACTCACAAGATTGGAATCGTTTTCGTAATATAGCACCATACAAATCTAATCTAGTAGATTCAGCTCGCAATTTTTTGGATAAATTTGATGCAAGAACTTTACAGGAGGGTCATCAAGATTTGCTTCGACAGGAAACAAGTTGGAGAGAAAGATGGGATAATTCAGTTTTTGATGTATACAAAAAAGACAAAAAAATAATTTGGGAATACCTTGATAAAGGTGTTTTCACTGAGTATGAGGGTATCCCAAGAGAACTTAAAAAATATGGTATTGACTTTGAGTATTTTGATTTGGATAAAGACAGTTACAAAAAAACTTTTGAAATTGATAAAGATCCTTTCTTTAGACTGATCAATTATAATACAATGGATCAACTAAAGAACTTCCCAACTAAAGAGACTAGAGATAGATATCATAGACTCACAGATATAGCAAAAGAATATGTTGCTCAGTGTGGACGAGAAGATAATCGTATAACTTTATAAATATAACTAGCGTTTTATAAAATTTAGAATGGATTCTGCTGAATTTATTGATATGGTTGCGAATGATGCTCCTTCTTCGGAAGTTGCTGACGCATTGAAACA